GGGTAATATTTTCATGTGGAAATTCGGGCGCACCTACAGCCATTCCGGCATATACATGGGCGACGGTGTGGTGTGTCATGCCTGGCGCGACGTGCGCGAGGTGACGTTGACCGAGTTGCACTACCCTAAGCTGGCGACCCGTCAACGGCTGCAATATCGTTTTAAAGACTGGGGTGCTCATGGGCGGTAAGACGACGACCATCAGCACCAGTGAGCCACGGCTCGGCGGCCTGCGGCTGCAAACCTCGCAATATGGTCTGACCTGGGGTCTTGGCTGGGGGCGGTATCGTGCGCCCGGCAACCTGATCTGGTACAACAATTTTCGGTCAGTCGCCACGACCGAGGTTAGTGAAAGTGGTGGTAAAGGCGGCGGTGGTGGTGGGGTGCGGCAAGAACGCACCACGTACAAATATTATGCTGATCTGATGATGGCGCTGGGGCACGGTATTATTCCCAACGTGGTCAGTGTCTGGAAGGGCAAGAAACGGCTGCAAGGGTATGTAATACCTGAAACGCAGGTCAATGAAACAGCAACAGCCACGCTGGGAGCCAGTAAGCAAACCAGCGTGACCGGTTATGTCTCGACCGGTACAGTCTGGGTCGTCAATGGCGACTACGTGTGGGTTGGAAATGATAGTGACGCGGGCGGTTCTTATCAGTTTGTTGACCGGGTGACGTCTGATTTCACCGTCAGTAACGGTACATATACCTTCGGCGCGTCGGTCGGCGTTGGCCAGGAAGTTCGTATTGAGTATGTGAGAAATATTCCCCAGTCGTCGGTCTCGGCCTTGGGTGAGCTGGGCGCGGGTCTGGCGGTAGGGTCGTATGGTCAACCGCCGGTGCCGTTTGTGCAAACCAGTTTTCCCGGCGAGGCACTGGGGTACAGCGGCCTGGCGTACATTTATGCGCAGTCGTATGAACTGTCGGCCAATGCCGAGGTCATGAACCATAGTTTCGAGCTGAGCACTACCACTGAGTTTAGTACCAGTATTGTCGATGCCAACCCGCGCGTGGTGATTGACAAGTTTCTGACCGACCCGTATGCGGGGGCGTTGTGGCCTTCGTGGCGGCTGGGTGACTTGACCCAGTATGAAAACTATTGCGTGGCGCACGGCATTTTTTTCAGTCCGTTTTTACTGGAACAAAAACCGGCGAACGAAATACTGAACAACTGGCTCATGCTGACCAATAGCGACGTGCTATGGTCGGAAGGCAAGCTGAAATTTTTGCCGCGCGGCGACGCGCCCAAAACCGGCAACGGCAAGACCTATAACCCAAACACCACGCCGGTGTTTGATTTGACCGATGACGATTTTTTGAGCGAAGGCTCGGCCACCGTATTGAAAATACGGCGCAAAGAAAACGACGAAGCCTACAATGTCGTGACCCTTGAAATTGAAAACCGGGTAAATCAGTACAACGTCGAGCCGGTGCGCGCCAGCGATCTGGCGCACATTGAACGTTTCGGCCAGCGCCCGAAAGAAACGCTTGAGGCCAAGGCCATTAAAGACCCGCAAGTGGCGTCGTTTGTGGCTACGCTACTGCTGCAACGTGAAATTGCGGTCAGAAACGAGTACGAGTTTCGCCTGTCCTGGGTCAAAGACGGACTTGAGCCGGGCGATCTGGTCACGCTGACTTATGCCCCCGCGCTGATGAACCGTGTGCCAGCGCGCATTGTGTCAATGGACGAGAGCGACGAGGGCACCTGGTCTGTGGTGGCCGAAGATGCGCCCATCGGCATGGCCTCAGCACCGCTGTACGGAGTGCAGGCCGGGTCGGGGTTCGCGCATGATTACAACAAGGCGCCCGGAAACGTGGCTACACCGGTGTTTTTTGAAGCGCCGATTGAGCGCACTACGTCTGGCTTGCAGGTTTATGTGGCCGTGACCGGCACTATTTCAGCCTGGGGCGGCTGTTCGGTCTGGGTCAGTCTTGATGATGTCAATTACAAGCGCGTCGATACCATCAACACCCCGGCGCGCTACGGTACGTTGCGTGCGTCTTTGGCTGCCGGGGCGGGGGCAACGGCGCAGGTACAGCTCACCGGCCTGGGTGGGCAGCTATTGCCCGGCACCGCGCCCGAAGCCGATACCGATGTCACGCTCTGCTGGGTTGGCAATGCCAGCGGTGGTGAATATTTCAGTCATGAAGGCGCGGCCTTTGTCGGCACAAACCAGTACGACCTGAGCGGCCTGCGGCGTGGGCGCTTTGGTAGCCCGGCGCTGGCAAGGACGGCGGGTAGTTCGTTCGTGCGCGTGGACGATGCGGTCGGCAGCAGTGGTGATCTTGACCTGAGCCTGGTGGACAAGACCCTGTATTTCAAGTTCACCAGTTTTAATGTGTACGGAGGCGGGGAACAGGCGCTGGCCGATGTGCCGGTCTATAGCTACAAGATTACCGGCAGCATGCTCAAGCTGCCACCGTCAGCGCCCACCGGCCTGACACTGCAAATTGAGACCAATGGGGTACGCGCGAAGTGGAACCCGTGCCCCGACCAGGACTATGCTTCCACCCTGGTCAAGCAGGGCGCAAGCTGGGACAGTGCCGTGCTGTTGTCTGACAAATCAGCCTCGACCCACCTGCTCGACTGGCAACCAGCCGGGGTGTGTACCGTCTGGGCGGCGCATGTTGACCAGTATGGCAACGTCAGCACCCCGGTCAGTACCGCCATCACCATCAGGCCGCCGTCGCAAGTAGTCATGACGGCCACGGAAATGCAGGCCAATGCGCTGGTTATGCAGTGGCTTGATGCCAAGACCGACCAGCCGATATTGCGCTACCAGTACCGAATGGGGGTCATAGGTACGCCTTACGCTTCGGCTATGGACTGGGGCAGCGCCGGGTCAGATGGCTGGTCAGACCTGCGAACTTTTAGAACTCCGGGTGAAAAAGTGGTCTATGTCGTGGCCTATGACCTGGCGGGGAATGCCAGCACGCCAACCTCGTTTGTAGTCACGTCGAACATGCCGACCGACTTTGTTATCGCAACGGAATGGTGGGAAGACTGGCAGACCTCGGAACTGGTCAATGCGTCGATTATTGGCGGTGCCAATGGCCAGTTGCTGATGCCGGTGAAAGAATGCACCTGGGCGCAACATTTTGCAGATCAGTCGTGGGCTAACATACAGGCGCAGATCAATGCCGGTTTTCCGTTGTACTGGCAACCGGCAGAGACCAGCGGCTACCACATAGAACGCAAAGACTGCGGCACTTTGATTAGCGGCGGGGTCATTTCGGTCAGTGTGACCGCTGCCATGCTCGGTACGGGGGCAGTCAGTACCGTCAGCATCAGAACCAGTGCCGACGCTGTTACCTGGTCAGCCTGGACAGATACTCGACAGCTACAGGCCAGCAATTTCAGGTGGGTGGAAGTACGCTACGCCGTGACCTGCCCCGGACGCGCGGGTGCCATGCTGGTTGAGGATATTTATGTGGACGTGCGTCTGCAACAACTAATCGAGACCGCAACGCTGACGCTGAACGCGGCGGATGTGGGCGGGACGTTCTACCCGGTGACCAAGCCGTTCATTGACATTAAAAACGTGCAGGTGACGGCGCTGAACTCGCCTTCGCTGGCGGTCTTTAACGCCATTATTCAAGACAGCACCACGCCATTCGGGGTGTACGTACAGGCATGGAACCTGAGCAACGTGCGCGTCAGCGGCACGGTGTCTTTAACTATTACGGGAGTTTGACGAATGCCAGATCAGAATGATTTGAACAAGCCGGACCTGGGCAGCAGCTACAACAATGAAGTGCTGGAAACCCTGCGCGGTCACATAGCGCGGCTTTGGACAGGCACCTGGGGCAGCATGGCCGGTGTCGTCAACGGTATGCTGCGCTGGGAAATACCCGGCGGCAATGTGCTGAAGCTCTGGCGCAGAAACGGCTCCGGCACCGACGACCTGGTGTTTGATAGTACCTCGTTGCTGGGTGACGGAACGGTGACGACGCCGAAGCTGGCGAATGGTGTTTTGTCGGCTGACGCTGCGGGTCGGGCAAAAATGGCGGATGGGTTTTTATCGGCTGACGCTGCGGGTCGGGCAAAAATGGCGGATGGGTTTTTATCGGCTGACGCTGCGGGTCGGGCAAAAATGGCGGATGGGTTTTTATCGGCTGACGCTGCGGGTCGGGCAAAAATGGCGGATTGGTTTGTGACACCCATCAAATTATCGACGGGCGCACCAACATGGGACACATCTGGAAATTTGCGAGTAACAGCAAGCACTGGAGCAATTGGTTACGGAACAGGGGCAGGCGGCACGGTTACGCAAACTACGAGCAAATCCACAGCGGTTACGTTAAATAGGCCAACTGGCCTTATTGTTATGAACAATGCATCTCTAGCTGCTGGGGCATCCGTTACTTTTGATGTGAATAATAGTTTGCTTTTTGGAAACTGGTTAGTTCTTGTTAGTACAGCTTATGTAAATTACCGTGTTTCAGTTGATTCCGTATCAGGTAATAAATTTGTTGTTAGGGTGACAAATTCAAATGTAATACCGCTCGCAGACGATGTAAATGTTAACTTTGCTCTTATAAGGGTTTCTAACACATGATTCTGAAACTTACAAAATACACCAACACGCGCGGAACTTTTGAAGCTGAGTGGATTGAAGGAGGCAATACTGTTCGCGTCATAGCCTACAGCGGCGACCAAATGGCGTTGTTGCGTGCTGATGTCGCTCAGTATGGCGGCGAGATTGATGAGGCGCTATTGGCTGAAATACAGACCGAGTGGGTTCCACCGCCACCCACGCCAGTAGCCGTCCCTCAATCCGTTACGCGCTTCAAAGCTAAAGCCGCTTTATTAACCGCTGGACTGCTTGATGCAGTTGAATCATTGATGGGCAACGAAAACACACCTGCGCTGGCTCGTTTGGCTTGGAAAGAAGCGCTAGAATTTGAACGAAATAGTCCGACCGTTGCAGCAATGGCGGCGGCATTAAACCTGTCTGGCAACCAGCTCGACGATTTATTTATTGCGGCGGCGCAGATCGAGGCCTAGCTGTTTCGTTAAACCACCCAGCCACCCAACCCACCCCGCCATAGAGCGGGGTTTTTTATTTCAAGAGAGCCGTCATGATCGAGGACACCGAAGTACCCAGGCGCAGACTAATTGATAACGAGGTGGCCGTCATCTCGCACACTATTGGGCGCATGGCCGACGATATGGACGACATGAAAACGTCCATGAAAGAACTTACCGTAGCCATGAACCGTCTGGCGCTGGCTGAGGAAAGAATCTCACACATGGGCGGCGCTGTCGAGCGCGCTTTCAAGAACATTGAAATGCTCATAGTCCGGGTGAATGAGCTGGAGCGCAAATCGTTGGTTCATAGCAAGACCAGCGACTGGGTGGACAAAGTGATCTGGCTAGTGGTGGGCGCAGTGGTCACGGCATTGTTAATTAAATTGGGGCTGCAATCATGATCGAAACTTTATTGGGAACTTTGTTCGGCGGTGCATTTCGGCTTGCGCCGGAAATACTGCGCTGGCTCGACCGAAAAAACGAACGGGCGCATGAGCTGGCCATGTTTGACAAGCAACTCGAGGCCGACAAGCTGAAAGGTGCCCAGGCGCTCGCGCAGATCAACGCCCAGGCCGATGCGGCGATTGGTGTCGCTGAAATTCAGGCCATCATCGAAGCTACAAAAGCGCAATCCGCGCAGACCGGCATCAAGTGGGTCGATGCCCTGAATGCGTCGATACGACCTCTGCTGGCGTTGCAATGGCTGATCTTGCTCTGGCCTGCGGTGGTCGTGGCGGGGTTTGTCTTGTCGGTACTGGCTGGTGATGACCCGCTGAACTCGCTGCGCAGCACCTTTGGTGTCGATGAAAAAGCGCTGGCCGCCAGTATTGCCAGCTTCTTTCTAGTGGACAGATCGCTTCGCAAAATGTTCGGGCGCTGACATGGTGCCTGAACCCTTGCTGCACCTGATTCGGCGCTTTGAAGGCTGCAAGCTGAAAGCCTATTTGTGCCCGGCGGGTGTCTGGACTATCGGCTTCGGCGCAACCGGCGCAGAGGTCAGGCCGGGTCTGGTCTGGACGCAAGAACAGGCCGATGCCCGGCTAATTCAGGATGCCTCTCATTTCTACTACGCGTCGGGCAAGCTGTCGCCGGTTCTTTGGCTGTCGGGCGATGATCGGCACTCTGCAATTGCCGACTTTTGCTACAACCTCGGCCTGGGGCGCTATAGAGCCAGCACGCTCAAGCGGCGCGTCGATGCCGAGGACTGGGACGGTGTAGCGCTTGAGCTGGACAAATGGGTCTGGGGCGGGGGCAAGAAGCTGCCCGGACTGGTGGCTAGGCGCAAAGCTGAGGCCGCGCTACTTTAGAAAACAATCGTGGAGTTGAGTCATGAACAACATCGTGCCGAGTGCTTCGAGCGTTTCTGCTGCGCAGTCGAGAATTTTCAGCATGGGAAAAGAGATAAAGTCGCGGACTACCTCCGAAGCATCGAGGCGCGGCTCGGGCGCGACATTGCAGAACGCGTCAAGACCAGTATTCTTGCCTGCGCCCGCACGCCCGGCTGGCTGCGCGACGTTGAAAAGCTGCGACCTGAGCGCGCGCGAACAGGAGCTGATGGAGACCTTCGGCAAACTTCCCTTTTCGTGGGAAGTTGACTGGGACGTGCGCATGGAGCCAGCAGCGTGAGGCGGTTTTGGACTGAGCGGGAATTGAGCCTGCTGCGCCAGCTTTACCCCGACCAGGCGGCCTCTAAGGTGGCGCAAACACTGCGGCGCAGCCTGAGTTCTGTCTATGCTCAGGCCGCGATACTTGGCCTAAAAAAATCTGATGCCTTTCTGCAAAGTGATTTAAGCGGTCGCATTCAGCGCGGCAAGCAAGACCCGCGCATGGTCAGTACGCAATTCAAGAAGGGGCTGACACCGTGGAACAAGGGTTCGCATTTCGTTGCGGGAGGGCGTAGCCACGAAACCCGCTTCAAGAAAGGCTATATGAGCGGCGCGGCGCAGCATAACTATGTGCCGATTGGCAGTTTGCGGGTGACGAAAGATGGCTACCTTGAGCGCAAAGTCACCGACGACCCGAACCTGGTGCCAGCCCGGCGCTGGGTGGCGGTACATCGGCTGGTGTGGGAAGCGGCGCACGGTGCTATCCCGGACGGTTTTGTCGTCGTTTACAAGCCTGGCATGAAAACCGCCGTGCTGGAGCAGGTCACACTCGACCGGCTGGAGTGCATCAGCCGCGCCGAGCTGATCTGGCGCAACCATCCGGCCAGAAAATGCCCCGAGCTTGCCCGGCTGGTGCAGCTCAAGGGCGCTATCACGCGCCAGGTGAACCGAATCAACAGAGAGCATCAACAACGAGGAAACAAAAATGAGTCATCCGCACATCAATACCCTAAGAACCGAACTGCTTAATACCCTGGCCGACTTGCGCAACCGTGAGCAGCCTATGGAGCCAGACCGCGCCCGGGCCATTGCCCAGGTGGCCAGCGTTCTGGTCGATAGCGCGCGGGTCGAGGTCGATTATCTCAAGGTCACGCAGCAAGATGTCAGTGATTTTATCGACGGCATGAAAGCGCCAGAGGTTCAAACTGCGCTGCAACAGTCTAACCGCCAGATACATCAGTTGAAATGAGCGCGACAAACAGACCGGCGCGGTCAAGAAAATACCCGGTTTACGACCGCGCGCAGCACGGCAACCCGTTTGAGTGGATACTGGCCGAGGTGAGGGTCATGCGCGCCCGGCAGGGCTATGACATAGCCATGACCGAACTGGGGCGCAAACTCAAGGCCGAGCGTCTGCGCGAGGCGGGGGAGGGTGAAGACCTGCCTGTAGCGCAGCCAGCGCCAGCAGAACAAGTTTAGGCGGGTCGGCAGCGTCCAGCCAGCGCGCATAGGTGGCGCGACTGACGCCGAATGCCTCTGCGCCGGACTCGTAGGTGTGCCCGTGGCTGTCGTGCCAGGCGCGCAGGGAAGTGGTCAAGGGTTTCGTGGGTGCCATTCAGCAGCCTCTTTTAGCAAGCGCCTGAGCCTTGCAGCCAGGTCTTCAATTTTCACGCCACGCGCCGTTTCTTTCGCTTGAAAAATAGCCAGGCTGGCGTCATCGGTTTCCAGGTCGGTGAAGCCGTCACCCTTGATAACCAAAACCCGCAGCCCGGAATTGTGCAGCAAGTGACCGTCCTGGTCACGCGACCAGGACTTGTGCCAGTGGTAGTGTTTTCCGGTCATTTCAGGATATTGAGCAAATCGCGCTCAAATTCAACACGACCGGGTACGCCGGACGCCGGTTTAGAGCAACTGAGTGCATAACGATTTTGGGGTAATTGCACCGCTTCGCCGTTGGCTTTGATAAGAAGTGTACCGTCTTTAGTTTGACTGACGCTCAGGCCAGTGTCTGCGCCGTTGATGCTGATCTTGCCGTTTGTGTAGATGACGATGCTCATTTCATTCTCCTGTTAGAGAGCCAAGTACCGCTTGGCGTCGGCGGTGATTTACTAACCACCATGGATATAATCATAATCTCAAATTGAGACTTGCTCAAGTCTTTTTTTTCGATGTTGTTAAAAAAACAATCTCCGCAACCCGGCGCACACACCGCGCCGGTATTGGCTTTGCGGCCTGTTATTTTTTTGCGGCTGCGGAAATAAACGCTGTTTAAGCTGTTGATTAAATGGGCTTGTTTGATAGACTTGAAAGCCTCTGTATGTCTTCGTAAGTTGTTGATTTTATTGATGTGCTGGCGACAATCTCCGCAACTTGCGGAAATCGTCTCCGCAACCCCGCCGATTTCGGCGTGAAAATTTGGAAGCGTGGCAGAGTGGTTTAATGCTCGGGTCTTGAAAACCCGCGTGGGGGCAACCCCACCGTGAGTTCGAATCTCACCGCTTCCGCCAGAAACGAGAACAGCCCCAATCGGGGCTGTTTTCACATGGGCGTGGCGCACGCGCTTACCTCGTTGGCTTGACTGTCTCACCGACGCGGATGTAAACCTTCTTAGTTATTTCCTGCTCGGTGTGCCCCAGCAGCTTGCTTGCGGCCATCACGTCGCCAATTTCGCTGGCGGCCTTCGGTCGAATGTCTCTGAACTGGAATTGACGCACGCGGGCGGCGAGTTCCTTTTTCCCCTGCCCGGTCAGTTCCACGATAGCGGCATTGCGGGCGGCATCGAAGCGCACGCGGAGCGTGTGTTGATTGAGCGCTGTGCCTGACTTGGTGGCGACCAGGTAGAGGCTTCGCACTTTGCGCGACCGCGACCGTATCCGGTCAATGACAGTGCCAAGCTGGGTGCGGGTGCCGTCCTCTCGGTCGAGCAGAATCCGCAGGCGTTTTTTGGTCTTGTTCTGTTTGACCTCAAGGGCACCGTCGCGCACGTCGGTTTCCATCATCTTGAGCACGTCCGCAGGACGCTGCCCGGTCAGG